CGATTTTGAGAACTAAAACTCGACAGGGCATTAATTCTAATTTCTTCAAGTGACTCTCCACTTGAACCTCCAGTAGCTGGTTCTCGATTTCTTACTTCTAAACTTGCCTTTGTAGTTACCACATCATCCGCTGTCAATCCAGTTTCATTGAGTGTCCATGCAATTTCTCGTTTACTTATAATTTCATTTGCTAATGCATTATGTGTTACAGAACCACCATAGCTATAAGTTACAGATAATGTTGTGTTACTTGGCGATAAACCAAATGTACGAGTTTTCAAAAAATTACTCGGATCATATGAAGTATCAAGTTTATTTAATCCAGTTGCCAATGAAGAACCAACATTATCTGGATTAGGAATTATTTCCTCATCGGGATTATCCGAAACACCTGCTCCAAATCTTAATTCAAGTTTACCATCACTACGAACATATGTGGTGAATCGTCGAGAAGATTTTACCAATTTTAATAAATAAGGTGTATCATTTGAATGACTTGAAAGTTCTGGATCATTCTCCGATGTATTTGCTGCGGCCTCGAAAACTGTATCTTGAGCCAAAAATGGAACTTCATACCATTTATTTCCATCACTATCAGTTACTTTAATTATCTCCACCACATTTTTATTACTAAGAGTAATTTTATCAAATTTTGTAGATGTGGTAAATGGAAAATCTTCAACTGTTTTCTTACCAGACTCTACTATTCCCCGTTTTGAAAGTTTATATTGTGATGGTATGTCATCTGCAAAAGAAGAAATCGTTATATTCAGTTTATCAAGTGAAGATGATGCTGCAAAATTTATATCATCTAATAATCTAAATTCTGTGCTATTTGAAGAAGCAAATATACTATCCGCATTTAATATAGGTGCGTAAGATAAATTTGGTCTATAGTTTATATCGTCATCAGTTTCCGCGGGAACGAGTACACTAAAATCACATGGTGCTATCGCAGGATGAGAAAGTTTTGGTTTATATCCATAAGATTGTGCAATTTTAAAAATATTTTTCTTTTCCTCTGCTGCATGTAACAACGATTCCCTAAATTGATTATCAACATAATATGAAAGTACATCTCCCACATATGCCGCCATCTCAATAAACATCATACCTGGACTTGATTCATTAAAATCATTATAGGTACTTGGAAAATATGATTTTGCAAACTCTATAAGATTTTGTCGTATTGAAGTAAAATCTCTACCGAGATATCGTATTTCTTTTGAAACTGATTTTTTATTTGTTCCGTAATCTGGCATTTTATATTCCTACATTAAAATTAAATGATATACTTTCAACTGAATCTGGATCCTCAACATCTACCGAATATTCAAGACTCAATAAAATTGTATTAGCATCTTGATCATCAATTGAAACATACACATTGTGAATTGATATATAAGGTAGCCAATTAGAAACTGCATCCCTAACTGCCGCTTCTATAGAGTCACTTGTAGTTTCTGTGATAGGTTCAAATATAATTCTATGTACACCACAACCAAACTCTGGTTGACCTACACGTTCACCTTTTATAGTTAAAATTAAATTTTTTAGATTACTGAATGCCTGTTCTTTAACAGTTTTAGATTGATTAAAAAACCCCGTAGTTCCAAATCTGAATGGAAGTTTTATTCCTACAAATGTATCGTCGTTTTGGTTAATCTCTCTAATGGATGCCATTATTTACCTTTTTTACTTATCACTTTCATTAAATCACTATAATCTCGTGTCATAGCATTTAGAACACCTTCGGGTACTTGTTCAACTGACAGTCCAGCATCTTTGATAGTTTTAACGGCTCCCATTTCTCGAGCCACTTCTTCATTTCCACCAGATATTCCACCATAACCTAAGGCCTCTGCCATTCTTGTGGAATCAAATGCCTGACCACCTACCGTTGGATATTCATCAAACTCACCACCACTACCACCACCTTCTATACCGCCGGCTGTTTCATTTAATATATCATTCAATGATTTATTTTTCGTATATTCTTTATATTTTCTACGAATTGGTTCTTTGAATTGTTTTTCCGTTATAGGTTTTGATTTTTTAGAAGAAACCTTAGAAAGGCGTTGTTCCTTAATAAGTATCTCATTCACTTGTTTTTTTACCTCTCGCTTCACTACTTCTTTAATAAGTTTTACGAGTTCAGTTTTAGTCATAGTAACTCCTATATTGTTTTTACTTTTTCACTTTTTAAATTATTTAAATCTGGTAAGAGTGCTATTTCTCCCTTTAGTGCTGCTGCCAATCCACCTAATTCTGCAGGTGTCTTAACATTTGAGAATCTATTTACAGCTCCCACAAATGCACCTAAATATTCAACCAATTTATCCCCTCTAATTACTGGTTCTGTTGCATCGGTGCTTCCCAATTTTATATTACCTTCTTCTGGTACCTCAATAACTGTATCACCTATCGCACCTATTGAAATATTACCACTACTTAATATTCCTATATTACCGTTTTCTTTTGAATTTATTACAATTTGATTACTATTAATAAGTATTTCTGATTCTGGTTTATTACCAAAATTATCTACTTGTGATGTAAATGCTGGAGTAAACTTAATTTGTGAATTTTCAGAAAGTCGTATTGTAGATTCATCCTTATCATCTATAGTCTCAAGACTCCAATTTCTACCAGTAGCTATATGTACGGTTGATGAATTACCAGTATTATCGGTTTTCTGATTACTTCCAAGCCTAATTGAATTACCAAATCTACCTTCAATGATGATATCTCCTTCATCTGGAATTAATTTTGGTGGGAATTTATCTACATAATAATATCCTTGTTTCCTATCTTCATCTGTTGCGTTTGGAGTACTAAATGTTTGAGATGATAATGTATCTTTTATTTGGCCGATACTTGCTCCAAATCTTTTACTATTAGAAGGTGAACCATCAAAATTTAATATAGATAAATAAAAATTACTATCATAATCTTCAGCTTCCCCATACGAAACACAAACAACTAATTCTCCAATTACAGGATAATTTGTAATGTTTGGATTCATTGGTTTATAATCTTGACAAGTATCTATTCTATCACCTTGTTCACTATAAATGTATCTAGCTCTAACTCCACCTAAATAAGTTAAATCCGGATAACCACCTGGTTGTGTTGGAAAATTTTCATGAGTAGGATCATTATAAACAAACAAAACCTCTGCAGGTTCGTGTGCATAAAAATATGATTCTTTATCGAGTTCTTTAAATAATGTTAAAGCAGAATTATAAGTTAATAATTCATTATTGTCTCGTCTATTGTCCTCGTCGACGATTTTAGTCCATGCCATTAGTTTACTTTCGAAGTAATAATATTATCTGTAATCCCCTGTGTTCCTTTTGCAACATCTTCTATATCTTTTAATAACTGTTCCTTTTCTTTTTCAGTCAATCCATATTCTTCTTCTGAATCCCCCTTGTTTTCAGTTGCAGCCATTCTTTGTACTATAGTTGCTAATTTTACAAGTTGTTCATCATTCTTTACATTTATTTCCAAATACTCTTTCAACATTGGAATTATTTGCACAGCGGAATCGCCGTCCTTGATGAAACTAACAACCTCTTTCATCAATACTTCTAATTGTTCTTTGTTTCGATTGGAATTATCGTAAATGTCTTTGAATACATCTGAGAGGGTTTTGCCCTCGAATACTTCATAATCAATTGCCATGAAATTACCTATATTATTACAATAATAAATATAGGATTAGTAAAAAATACTTATATATAAATATATACTAAAATTGTTTATAAAATATATACAATAGTTATTATTGTCGGAAGTTAACCGACATATGACAATAACTAACGGGAGAAAGACCAATGAAGGAAGTCATAACACTCGTCAAAGGTTGGGTAGATGACATAGCTCACTTACTCATTTCCTTTGTAGCCATTGGTGCTGTTTCTGAAGTAATCTTTGGAAGTGGTATCTTTGGAGTAAATGTTATCGGTAACCTGACATCTATCATAAACAAGTTCGGCGATTCTGGGTTCGCAGGACTCGTCGCATTGTTGGTGTTGGTGGGTTTATTCCGTAAGTAGTACTAATCGGAAAAATAATTAGGGGAACGAAAGTTCCCCTTTTTATTGCGTAATTGTGATGATAGTGAGACTGAATCTCATTATCATTACTTATAAATTATAAAAAACTGCCAGTAAATTTAGTATCTACTGAACCACTATATTCAAAATTATGTTTTAGAATTTT